TAATAATCTGGCAGTAGTTAATAAGCAAACAAAAAATGACCACGCTCTTGTTATTTGCGTTTTTATATGGACAATCCAAAAAAAAGGAGGACTTCATGGATGACAACAAAAAGACACAGAGAGCTGCAATATTCAGCGCTGCATTGGACGCTGCCGGAGTCCCTGAGTGGGGGCGGGGGGCTAGTATCGTTAAAGCAACTGGGTGCAGTCCTGCATCGGCTCAAGCTTGGATACGAGGTAGCCTGCCAAGTGATGGGGAGCGTATCGTACAGCTCTGCGACCTTTATAAAATAGACCTATACCTATGGGTCGATCTAAAGACTAGAGATGAAAGTAAGGACATTAACATCTTATTAGAAGCTATCGTTTACGTTAAGGATTTCGAGGAGAAGTCTAATTTCACGCTGACTCCAGCACAGTTTGCACACCTATGCAGCGCCTATCTTGATGAGAATAAACGAGCCAACATTGATGAGATCGTGTCAATCTTAAAAACATCTTAACTTTTCCTTAATAACCTATACGTACAATTTAACTTTAGCTGATACGGATATCGGCTTACAAATCAGAAGGATAAAATTAAATGTCTGCACCTCTACCGCGCATATCATGTGAAGAAATATACAAACTTATTGAAAATAACAAAGACCTTACGGAAATCTTTGGAAAACCACGCACTGCCGCCCCATATTTAAAATACTTAAATAGCATTAGTATTAATAAACCTGTATTAAGTAGTTAATAATAATCTGATAGTGTTGATATAAATTTAAAGGTTGTGTAGTATGTCTCTTGAACTAACGGAGACATTACATGGATACGCTTACTTGCGCCCACATCTGGGCGACACTATCTGATATAGACGTAGCACCATTCTGCACCGAGACCGAGGTTGTTGGGGATCAAGTCCTGACTTATCTGCCTTGGATGAAAGCGCACGAAATCATGATGAACACATTCCCTGAATATAACTGGGAATTTACCGAAGACCCTACCGGTCGCGAATGCCACTATTTTGATGATGGCTCTGCCGAAGTACGTTGCCGAATGACTATCGGCGGGCAGACCAACATCACTTATCTACCTGTCCACAGGTCAGGCAAGGCTATCAACTCCCCTTCAGCAACTGATATCAATACTGCTAAACAGCGGTGTCGGGTTAAGGCTATGGGCGAGTTTGGTCTTGGCTACACCATGTGGCTTTCGTCTCAAATCAAAGAGATTGAAGAGGCTAATGTTTCTGAAACTGAACAAAGTATATCTTTAGAAACAGATGAAGCAGCAGAGGCTATCAAGGTCAAAGAAGTCTGGAAGCTCTGCAAGTTTGATGAAGCTAAGACGCTGTCCGAAGCCACGAAGAAATACGACAAGCTTAAGGTCCAACTAGCCAACCGTGGTCTAACGGATGACGGCGTCTACTGGGCTAGGTTATGTGAGCAGCGTGGATGGAGGGCTAGCAAATGAGCCTAGCTATTCAAGGGTCACCAGAGTGGCACCGTATGCGCGCTGGCAAGATCAAGGCATCTGTATGTGCCGCGCTAGAAGGTAAGCATCCGTACATGAAGCCTGCCGATTTGGTTCGCCAAGAGGTAAGAGCTTTATCTGGCGCTGAGTCTGAGTTCAAGATGGTTCCGGCTGTCGCGCACGGACAGTTTATGGAAGACCATGCCCGAATCTTCTTAGAGGATCTGCAAGGCTACACGGTCGAAGAGACTGGCTTAGTTGTTCACCGAGAGCATGACTTTATCGCGGCAAGTCCCGATGGTCTCATCGGAATCGATGGCTGTGTCGAAATTAAATGCCCTTTCCCGCAGTACACGAAGACCCCCTACTCTATCTTCTCACCCAAGCGAAGCATGTACCTGATGCAGGTTTACATGCAGATGGAAGTGCTGGATGTCGAGTGGTGTGACTTTATCTGTTACTTAGCTAAGAACGAAACAGCTGAGCCACAGTACACGTTAGAGCGAGTCCACCGTAAGGAAGACTTTCTGACTGAGCTGCTGAGCCGCAAGTATCTGCCACAGCCTGAGAAGGGAACCATTAGCCGCCTTGACCTTTACCGATGCTGGTACAACTGGATTCAAGAGCAGTATCGGGATGAGGTTACTCGCAGCGAGCACGTTAAAACAATTGAGGTTGATGCACCCGAGGTCATCAAGACCGACGAGGAATTGAACCGACTGACTGCGATGCAGAACAGGATCGCAGACATTAAGTCACGTATTGGTGACGACTTAGAAACCTTGGATGTACTGGGTAAAACCAGTGACTCCCTGAAAAAAGATATCGCCGAGCGGTACAAAGGTTCTGTCAGTAATGGCAAGACCACCGTGAAGGTGATTATGAAGACCCCACCCATTGACTACCGTCAAGCGTTTGAATTTTTAGGCGGTGAAGATGAGGTGTTAAACAAAGACGAGTCTCTTGATTCTTTCCGAAGAACCACAGGCACTATGCAAGTACAAATCCATCATGGAGAGCAGTTATGAACCAGACACCATCAGCATTTGAATCCCTAAAAGCAGGCAAGGGTCGCCTATACCCAATGCCTAAAGAAAAGCGCATTGAAGAATGGAACCGTCTCAAGCAGTACGACTGGGCTACTAAGGCTCACGTTCCGAAATTTGACGGCTTTATTAAAATCAATCGCGATTTAGTCGCCGCCTTGCAGGCTGCACTAGAAGCAAACGGAGGCAATGATTTCCGGTACAACATTAAAGTCTGTGAGCAGATGGGCGATGACGGAACAACCATCCAGCAGCTCAACGTGGACTACTGGATTCCTAAGCCTAACCCTAACGCCCAAGCTTCAGCACCAGCCTCCGCGCCTGCTGACGACTTCTTGGACGACGACCTACCTTTCTAAGGACATATAAATGCCTCTAAGAATATCCCGATCAGTTGGAACCGTTTTTTATGGCGGGGAAAACCTCGACCCAGAAGACCTAGAAGGTACTTTTGATCATCGAGTGTATGTTCGCGGGGTAGTTGACTTGGAAGGCAGGCACGAAACACACCTGAACGTACATTCAAAGCGTTTAGGACATCAGGAGCATGTGCTTACAGCTGGGGGCAAGAGTCTCCAGCTTACTGATGCAGTGTTTGTCGAGATGACAGGTGTACAACCCTACTTTACTAAACCAGCCCTTAAGTGTCCTGAGTGTGGCAAGACTGGCGCTCCAGCGGAAAGCTCTTATATGTTCCCGCAAGCCAAGCTGCTTATCGGCGGACCAAGAAGCTATCAAATAGTGCGTGATGACGCGAGGAAGAAAAAATGACCGAAGAGTTAAAAGTAATAAATATCGACAACACCCCTTACCTGATTGACGACATCAGCGACTCTTGTAAGGAAATGCTCAACACTGCCCAGCAGACCAACGCAGCTATCGGAATGATGGGCACTTTGATTCAGGCTGCACAGAAAGGCGCTGACTTGAACTTCAAAGAAGCTGTAAAGCTTTTGCCTGAGCCTTACAAGGTCGAAGAACCAGAGTCTTCCGAGACTCACTAGCTCCCCTAGAAGGTCATGGCATTCCTCCTCATGCTCATGATTCCACAGGCTTGGTCTACCTGCCCTTCGCAACAGACCTATTTTTAGGGATCTAAGCATGGTATTGTGCCAGTGCTGTTGGTCTCTTCATGGATTTTAATGGAGATACTTTATGGATAGTGTCATGACGTACAAAGAAGTAGCCGAGCTGTACCTTCGTGAGCCTTCGAAGAAGCACAACGAAAAGCAGAAAGGTTGCAAAGACATCGTGAATGAAATGATTGATCGGTGGGGAGACCTGCCTATTACGAGTTTCCAAAAGAAAGTTTTGCCGTTGCAGTTTCTGTCTGAGGTTAGACAGAGAAAGAACCGGTGGACTGGAGAGCCTGTATCAAATGGCTTTGTTAATAACTACATCACTTACTGTCGTGCGGTATTGGTTTATGCGAGAGATGAGCTGGAGATTATCGACAAGGCTCCTAAGTTTGAGCAGCTTCCGGAAGTGCAGCGTGAGATCTTTTTAACGCCTGTACAGTGTCGAGAGTTGATGCGGTGGTTGGATGAACTCAGGGCGGACATGGTTGAGTTTGCATTGTGTTGCGGACAACGCAACAAGATGATCAGGCTCTTAAAGTGGACCTCGGTTTCTGAAGACTTCACCATGATGCACTTGGCGGCAAGGGATGCAAAGAACGGGCTTACGACTTCGTTCCCTCTTAATAGAGATGCTCAGCGAATCTTGAAACGTCGCTGGGATAAGAAGCTAGAACTTGAGCGGCGGTATCCGTACCTCGTCAAGAGCAAGCTGAAAGGGATTGAGTATGTGTTTGTTCAGGAGCATCGAAGTGTACGCAGTAACGGTAAGCCGTTCTCGTTCACGTCGTTGACGAATGAGACTTGGCGTCGAGCTGTAAAGAATGCAGGTCTACCCAAGGGCGTTGTGTTTCATACATTGAGGCACACGTTTGCTAGCTGGCACATTATGTCAGGAACAGGTGAGACGACGTTGATGGAGCTGGGTGGTTGGACTTCACCCAAGTCGATGAAGCGTTACACGCACTTGAACCATGAGCATAAAGCGAAGGCTGCGAGTAAGTTAGAAGGTATGGTATCGAGGTCGGGTCTGGAACACAGATAGTTTCTTTCCACCCAACTGTACATCCATACATGAACGAACTATAAGGTTATAATGTAGTCTCTGGCAAAACACGTAAGCCATTGATATTAAAAAGGAAATAGGGATTATTTTGGTCACCATAGAAATCTTCAACGATTACATATGACCGTGAGACTCTTCCCTAAATCCTATTAAATCAACAGCTTGCAAAACGGGACCAACAGCAAATTCCCGCCAGAGACTACATCTTACCTCACTCGGAGATAGGATATGACGCAAGAAATTATACCCATCCTAAGTAACAGAATGATAACGCCTGACGGTACGATACTTGAGTCTCGCTACCGGCATGACTATGTAACTCACCTAGACAACAACGGCAAAGAGTACATGCTGGATGGCGGTTTAGATTATGTGCGTAGTTCTGCTAACGGCGATGAATACCTGCTAACTATTTATACCGACTACCCGCACGAACTGATAAGGCTGCATGCCAAATGGGGCACTTATGGCAAGGAGAGTGACCAGCCACTGAAGTATGTAGCGATTGCTGATTTAGAAGATAACCATCTTCGAGCAATCTTAGACACGCAGAAAAAAACTATGCGTCCTGCCTTACTCAAGGTAATGCAAGATGAACTGGAGTATCGAAACGATGACGCTCCCAAGTGAAAGGTACAATGCAATATTGAGAACAGAGAGTTTTCTTAGTGAACTGCAAGACCCATCCAAGACCCCTAGAGTTCCTAAGTATATACGCGAGAAAGCGCGCAGTTGCTTGAGACATTATCCCCATGAATATCATTTGGAGCATCTTGAAGAGTCTATAAACAAAGAGGATAAAATATGAAAGATATAAAACGAGCCATTAAAGAAGCGCATGACTTTGCAGACAAGGCTATCAAGGGTTCTGGGTCTGACTTCGAAAGCTGGAACAGAAACTTCGGGATCTGGTTGAACTCAGGCTTATACAGCCTAAACAACAAGCATGTATTGGGCTGGGTTGGAGTCACTGTAGTAGCCTGTATATTGTTCTAAGCCATACCATTTATGATATGTAACCCATGAAATATTATGATTTCCTATCATGACTGATCGTAACTATACTGCGCCCTCACTTGCTTCTGCCCTGAGGGCTTTTTTATGTTCGTCGTTTGTTGTTGTGTATTGTTTGGTTTGTTCCTAGTAGCTTCTGACGACCTAAAGAAAAGTTAACTCCACCCCTAAATAACCCCGAATAGCTCAAACGCTACGTAGAGCACAAGAGGAAGAAGCACCAAACCGCCGGTCCCCCATAAGAGCGCTGACCAAAGTACTGCCAAGTTGGCTGCTCTTTTTTGTTTGCGAATCCTCTCGTCTCTTTCTCTTTTTTTCTTGCAGTCAGACTGAAACTTTAGCCAGTCGCTGTACATATCTGCACGACCTGCATAAATCATATGATCCCTCAGCCACTCTTCTTGCTCTTTAATTTTCTCAAGCTGCATAAAACACTGAAGTTCAGTAGACCCTCCAGTGCGGTTAGCCTTCTTGGCTATTGCGGATTTGTTGTCAAAATACTTTGTAGCCTGTTCTGCTACATCGTATAGCTCCCTGCCGTTTGTTAATGCTCCCTTTATGACTTGAAATGCCGCATTAGCTGCTGCAATTTCAGCTATCATCAGTGACCCCTTATGACCTTATCTCGACGCTAGTGTGTTTATTTGACGCCCTTTTCGGCTTTGCGATACATCTTGTTGTACAGGTCAAAGATCTTATTCTCGTTATCTAGCAACTTCTTAAGCATCTCTCTGCGTCGCTCTTCCGGAATGTCTT